GAAGTGGCCATCCATGCCGCGGCAGCCAAGAACCTCACGAGCGCCAGGGACGAGGTGATCACCCAGGCCGAGAAGGAGCGCCGCCTGGTCTCCGGCGACTGGGTGCGACGGGTGATGCAGGAGCACGACGGCGCCGTGGCCTCACTGATCAAGGCAATGCCGAAACAACTCTCCGGCCGTATTGCACCGCATGACCCCGAGCACGCCGAGCGCGAGCTGACCCGGTGGGTCCAGGAGGTAGCGCTCAAGACACTACACAACACCGACCCATGGAAATCCTGACATGAGAATCCTCAACCTTGGCGGTGGAGTTCAATCGACGACGCTTTACCTGATGGCAATGCGCGGTGAAATCGACCCGATCCAATGCGCCATCTTCGCTGATCTTGGTGAGGAGCCGAAGTCTGTGTATGCCCACATGGAATGGCTGAAGAGTCTAGGTGGGCCAACCATCCACGTTGTCTCGGCTGGATTTCTTGGAGAAGACATCATGCAAGGAATTAACGCGAACGGTGAAAAGTTCGTAACCATACCAGCATTTACGGCCCAGAACGAAGGAAGCCGGATTGGAATGATGCGGAGACAATGCACCAGTGACTACAAGATCAAACCAATTGAGCGATTCATTCGTAAAGAACTGCTAGGGCTTCAGTGTGGACAACGCATAAAAACCATCATAAATCAGATCTTTGGAATCAGCCTCGACGAAGCCGGAAGAGCCACACGCATCAAGTCAAACAGCCCTCATTGGTCAGAGCCGGTGTTTCCATTATGCGACAAGATGATGACCAGAGCCGACTGCGTGAAGTGGCTTGAGACTTTCGGAATACCCCACACGGTTCCAAGATCCGCTTGCGTATTCTGCCCTTACAAGTCTGACAACGAATGGCTCTTACTGCGAGACACCGACTCAGATGGTTGGAATCGGGCAGTGCAAATTGACGACGCGCTCCGAGTTGACGGTGTTGTCATGAATCGCAACTGCGACGACAAACTCTATCTTCACAAGTCTTGCCACCCTCTCAAGGAGGTTCACCTAACCGACAACGAGCGCGGCCAGTCGGCATTTAATTTCGAGTGTGAAGGAGGATGCGCCCTGTGAATCTATCAAGAGCACCCATGGAAAACCTGACCGACCTCCAGCGCTCCCTGCTGGACTATCGCCGAAACCTCTACCGGCCGACACCCATGCAGACCGTGGTCGACTGGGCCGAGGCATCACTCCGGCTGACCCAACGGCAAACCGAGCACCCCGGGCCATTCAGCACCTCGGTACGGCCTTACACCAGGGAGCCCATGGAATGTTGGAAAGACCCGACGGTCTACGAGGTGACCCTGTGCTGGGGATCGCAGACCTCGAAGACGACCACCCTCATGGCCGGCCTGGCCTGGCTAATCGCCAACGAGCCGAGCCCGGCCTTGTGGCTGATGCCTACCGAGTCCTTGGCCAGGTCATTCTCGAAGTCCCGCTGGCTACCCATGCTCGAGGACAGCCCAGCCATGCTTGAGTGCTACCCGGCCGAGGCCGACAAGATCACCAACCTCGAGCAGAACTTCACCAGGTCGACCCTGACTTTCGTAGGATCCAACAGCCCGGCCAACCTGGCCAGCCGCCCGGTTCGGGTGCTCATCGCCGACGAGGTCGACAAATTTGCTGAGGCAACCGCCCGGGAGGCCGACGCCCTCGACCTGGCCGAGCAGAGACTCAAGAGCTTCTCAAGCTCCAAAGCCTTTATGACCAGCACACCGACGGTGGTCGAAGGCCGGATCTGGCAGCGCTTCCTCCGCGGTGACCAGCGCCGCTACTACCTGCCGTGCCCCCACTGCCGGGAGTACATTAAACTCGAATGGCGCCAGGTGACCTGGGACGACGCCAAGGCCGAGGACGGCAAGCACGACCTGGGCAAGATCCGAGCCTCGGCCCATTACGTCTGCCAGCTCTGCCAGGGCAAAATTACCGACTCTCACAAGGTGGCAGCCCTACGACACGGCCAATGGCGCCCAGAGAATCCCAACGCCATGCCTGGTGTGCGGTCCTACCACCTGAGCAGCCTCTACAGCCCCGACCGCAAGTGCACCTGGGGATATTTGGCGGTCTCATTCCTCGAGGCCAAGGCATCGATGGCCGGCCTCCAAGGCTTCATTAACGGCAACCTGGCCGAGCCCTGGGAGCAGCAGGACGTGCAGCAGGAGCGCACCGAGACCGCGGCCACCGTGACCGTCGATGGCGGCCGCCGCTATCTGACCGCCGACGTCCAGGCCGTGGCGCCGTTCTTGTGGTGGGTGTGTCGCGAGTGGAAAGACGGCAACTCTACCCTGATTGCTGCCGGCCATGCCGATGACTTCGCAGCCCTCCGCCGGGTGCAGGTGGCCCTCGAGGTCCATGACATGGATGTCGGCATCGACTCAGGCTTTAACACCCAGACGGTTTACGACGCCTGTGCCTCCTATTCCTCGGTGACCTCCAACCCGATCAACTTCCCTTGTGGCCTCCGCTACCCTCCCGAGGGCGGCCTCCGCAAGCCCATGGTGATTGGCTGGATGCCGCTCAAAGGCCGGGAGACCGGCGCCCGGTTCACAGCATCTACCGGGGCGGTGCACCCTTTCGGGCTGTCGACATCCTCCTCGATGCGGACCGACGTGGTGCAGCCCCTCCTGGTGTTCGACACCGAGCACCTCCGAGATATGCTCTCCAGGCTAAGGAAGGGCGACATCGACCGGGAATGGGGCGTCCATCAGGATCCGCCCAGCGTCCAGGCCGAAGGTGCCTACATCGCCGAGCCCGACCTCTACTGGCGTCACCTGGACTCTCACGTCCTACGACCCCAAGCCAATCGCGCTGGCCGCATCAAGCACGTCTGGGTTAAGAGGAACCAAAAGTGGCCCGACCATCTGCACGACTGCGAAATCATGCAGCTCGCCATGGTGATGCTTTGGAATGATCTGGTTACGTCAAGCGAGTCAATAGCCAGCTAACCTATTGAAGTCACCCTGGGATCGGTGAAGATCCGCCCGAGGTGTTCACGTTTACCGTAGCCATCAAGAGGGCCTATCTCCGCAGTGTCTATGCGACACTGGGCGGTGTGACGCTCCTGGCTGCCCTGGCTGCTAAGTCTATCGCCGCGGCCACAGTGATCGAGTCCGGCCAGGTTGTCCGGTCGACCTCATCCTCCGATGTCTCGGTAGAGTTTGCCGAGCCTGGCAAAGGTGCCCCCACACCATCCGAGATGGTCGAGATGTGGGAAAGCCTGGTCGATGACTACGATCTGGCCGTGTATTACCTTGAGCAGGACGGCAACCTTACGCCCACCGACGCCCAGATCTACACCAAGATGGTGGCCGTGGTTCTGGTTGCAGCCACCAGTTTCGGCGGCGACTTCTCCAACTTCCGCCGTGAGGGAACCATCCGCACCGGCATGACCTAATGGGATTCCTCGACACAATCCTGAACAAGTTCCGGTCGGCGCCTGTCGACCGCTACGAAGGCGCGTCTAACTCGATCCGCCGGTCCTTCCTGGACACCAGCTACACCTCGGTTCGGTTCGATGTGACTGCCTCGACCCGGCAGCAGATCGTCCGAAAGTCCCGATTCTTCGAGCAGAACAACGCGGTGATGAATCGCCTGGGCGACCTGTTCGAGAATTACACCGTCGGATCGAACTTCTCAGTCCAGCCTGCCAGCTCGAATCCCGAGTGGAATCTCCGAGCCAAAAAGTGGTGGGACACCTGGAGCCGCTACCCTGACATCGGATCCCGGCAGTCTTTCGGCACCCTGATGTCATTGGCCGCCCGTGGTTGGTTTTACGATGGCGAAAGTTTTATCCTCCTGACCAAGGGCGAGACCGGCCGGCCCCGCCTGCAGCTAATCGAGCCGCAGCAAGTCTCCACGCCCAATGGCCAGGAGGGTCTTCCTGATGTGTTCGATGGTGTGCGATTCGACCCCAAGACGGGTCGGGCCATCTCCTTTTTCTGCGGCCAGGAGCAGCAGCAGGGACAGCTTACCGACATCCGATCCATTTCTTCCGACTCGGTGGTCCACATCTACGAGGCCCAACGTGCCGGCCAGCTCCGCGGCCTGCCTTTTGTTGCGTGCGTCATCAACGACCTGCACGACTTGGACGACTTGCAAAAGCTCGAGATGGAGTCCTGCAAGCTCGCCTCCAGCGTGGCCCAGGTGATTAAGACAAGCTCCGGTGAGGTCCAGGCAACCATC